AGCTGAAGTTCTTGTAGTGAGTCCTTAAGGACTTTCAGGAGGAGAGGAGCTGAAGAGCTTACTACCGCGTAATTACGACTCCTAAAGAGCGTAGTTGCATCGGATGCTTTCAATACTCTAAAGTAGGGTAATCACTCCCCACTATAAAGGGTATCGAAATCATAAGCCTTCCTCATAGTTTTCGTATAGGAGTTTTCTACAAATTCTCCATAAACGAAAGTATAAGGATGTGCATGGGCAATTTTCCATGCATCTTCATCGTCTCGTCGAGTAAGATCGAGGATCAGGTCATAAATCCGATCCTCTAAATCACCCGAAAAGCCTTTGGCAGAACGTTCAAATGCTCTGACAACTGTACCATTAAAGATAGCTTTCGCCATCTCTTCATGGTTACATGAAAGAAGGGGCAGATCCATTGTCATTAATACTGAGTTAATCAGTTTTAAATCGGTGGAGTACCCTTTCAATCTGTTGAAAAGAGCATTTGTCATTTCTATTTTACTAAGTAGAGCCGGCATAGACTTACGTCGATACCGGTTTACTTTAGTAAGATGGAAATGTTGTAATGCCATTGCTGAACCGTTCTTCGGAATTCATCCTTTCTCTCTTTGATTCTCAAGAAGTTGTCTAAAACTGTAAAAGCTTTTAGACTCTTTCGAAAGAGCCAATAAAGAGAATGGCGAAATCTCACCTTTTGGAGTAAAACACCTCTTCGCAAATTCGAAGAATTTAGAAGAGATGTGAGTTTTCATTTCTGAAATCTCTACTCCTAAGTGAGACATGATTTCCAAGTAATTAGTTGCAACAACATCGTTCCAAATGACTATGTCATCACCTAATAATTTATAAGTTGATAAAAGAGGAACTTTCGCTCTTCTTTCACAAATATAAAGTATTAAATGGTGACACAATGTGAAGGCACCCCAACTTGTATAGAATCCCATAGGATTACCAACAGAGTATGATACTTCTGTTGTAACTCCCTTAGGTGTTCTATAGTTGAAAGGGTACCCGACCATTACGTCATACCATGCTTTAGCTTTTTCCTCTCCGAGACTATAAGATAGGAGTTCCCGTTGAAGTTCAACCGGAAACCTATCAGTAGCCGAAGAAAGGTCAAAACTATAGTATGTTCTGGTACCATCCAAAGGGAGATCCCTAAGACCTGCACCTTGATTAAAGGTTTGGTCAGTCGGAATCGACTCAAGCACTTTGAATATAACATCGTGCATGGGTTTCAGGCACGTTTGTGACCAATAGTCTCCTATTGCCACAATCCGTGTCTTACCCTCTGGACCGTGAATAGAAGAAAGTTTCCTAAATTTTAGCTTACGCTTAGATTTAGGCTGCTTCATCTTTTCACGGAGGTAATCCAGATTGGAACGAACAAGGTCGATCCTCTCCTTTAAGTCAGCCCCACCTAGGCAAGCTATGCTCTCAAGTAAAGATTCTGGAATCGCTTCCAGATCATCTAAACAAGAGAATA